ACATTATGCCAAATGATAAATCATTATTTACAAGAAAATAAAGATTTACATTACATAGCTATTGTAAGAGAACCATACGAAAGATTTTGGTCAGCAATAAAAGAATGTACCTATGCCTATAAAGCAAACAAAATACCAGAAGACAACAGTGAAGGTATATTTAAATCAACTAATGTAGCAGACCAAATCAAAGAAGGTATTGCACAAATAGATGGAAAACCAAATGGTTATTTTAAAACCCAAAAGTCTTGGTTAGATAAATATACTATTGGCACAACAATTAAATTTGATGCTAAGATTCAAAAATCTTTGAAAGCAATTTTTAAAGACCATCAATATCAAGATGATATTTATAAATTAATAGAAAAAGATTGGAATCCAAGTATACATGATAAAGATAGTGAAGCACTTGGAATTTTAAAATCTACATATAAAGATAAAATAGAATCTTTTTATGCAGATGATTTTAAATTATGGGAGGAAGCATGAGCAGAGCAAGAAACCTAGCAGACTTATTACAGGGTGGCACAACAGTTCCTACTGCTAAAATCCCTACATTGAATGCTACTCATATGCCAAATGGTTCTTGGGTAATGTTACATAGCATTGCTCAAGGAGTAGAAACTGGTCAGATGGTTTTTGATAATACTTACATTACAACTGCATATGATGATTATGTAATGATAGGCAAAGAATGTACTCCGACAGTAGATAATGATGAGGCAGTTATACGAGTATCTACTGCTAATAGTGCAGGAAGTTTAGTAACTTGTGGTCATGCAAGAAGTTATTTAAGATTAAACGCAAATCCTGCACAAGGTGCAGAAGCAGGAAGTGGTACACATATTCAAATAGCAACAGATTTAGGGAATGATGCTAATAGAGGTGGGTATTTTACAGCTTGGTTTTATGGCTTAAATAATACAACTAATTATAAATATATGAATTTTACATATACTGGTAAACACAGTAGTGATGAATATACTTGGAGAGGTGGTTCATCTATAGCAACAACTTCTGCTGTAAATTGGTTAGCTTTTAAATTTAATGCAGGAAATGTTAAAGCAGGAGCAAGAGTTGCACTATATGGAATTAAAGGGTCTAATCATAGTTAGGAAACAATATGGCACTATCTAAAATAACAAACGCAAGTTTCTTACCACCTGGATATGGAACAGATTTAGTTGGAATAATAATATCATACCCAAAAGATACTCTGCCAACAGGGTTTCTAGCTTGTGATGGCTCTGCCGTAAGCAGAACAACGTATGCAGATTTGTTTAGTGTAGTATCTACAACGTATGGAACTGGAAATGGTTCAAGCACATTCAACGTACCAGATTTAAGAGCGGCATTTTTAAGAGGTTCTGGCGACCAGACTTATTCATCTATAGCTTATAGTGGTGGGACAGCAGGAACTAAAAAGATACAATCTATAAATAATTTTCAAGCAAGGACAAGACATACATACCATAACTTTTATGCTTGGGCAGATATACCAGTAGGATTTTTTAATCCACATAGTAACTGGGGTGGCAGTTCTCAAGGCACTCAACTAAGTTCAACTTCTAATGATGTAGGTCCTTTGACCTCAACATCAAGCAATAGAACTTATGCTAATTATGAAAATTCTGATGCTGCTAATAATGAAACTAGACCATTTGGTATGGCAGTTAAATTTTGTATTAAATATTAGAGGTAAATATGAGTAACGATAAAACAGTTTGGAACATAAATACTGGACACCCAGAGATAGTACACGAAAGCCCATTAGAAAAAGACGTCTGGCATATGCCTTCTGATGTCTGCGAAGTTGAGCCACCAAAATTTGATGACTCAAAACAAAAATGTAGATATGATGGTAAAAAATGGATAGTTACAGATTACAACCCAGCGCAAGATTATTTAGACAGCTTGCCAGAAATAAAGAACCCAGAATAATGCCAAGACTTAAAACAACAATAAAGCCAGAAATGGCTGTTCAAATGAATCTGGAAGCACATGAACGTGAGTGTGCTGTTAGATACCAAGCCGTTCAAGATAAACTTGATAGCCTTGATAAACGTATGTGGCGACTTGAAGGTATGCAAGCTGTCACAACTTTATCTATTCTTGGACTTGTAATTTCAATCGTTTTAACTTAGGAGTATACTATGGGTATGCAATTAGATACTAAAAAAGTAATAACAAGACCTGTACCTAGCAAGGTAAAAGCTTTTAGGGCAGGCAAGCCTATCATCAGAAAAAGCAAGAAGATGGGTAAACGTCAGGGAAAATAGTTGACACCAAAGCAAAAGTTACAAAATCTTTCAAAGTTATTAGAGTCTAATAGTTGGAAGTTAATAGTAGAAATCATGGAAGAAGAAATAGTAACGTCTGCCATGAGTATCGCTGAAAGTCCTAAGATGGATTTGGAAGAAATTAACTTTAGACGAGGTGCAATATGGGCAGGAAAACAATTACTCGAAATGCCCAATCGTTTAAAAATACGCTATGAGAATGAAATTGCGTTAGAAAAGGTAGACGAAAACAAAAAAAAGAGTAATATAGATATAACTGAAACTTAATCTTCGCTACGGCTGAGAAAGGAAAAAACAAAATGGCTATACAAAAGCAAGACCCTCAAATGGCAGCAGACGCAATTAGTAGAATTGCTTCAAACCAGTTGGGCGTTCCAACGCAACAGGCGCAAACACAACAACCTGCTCCTCCTGCAACACAACAACAAGCACCAAAACCAAAAGATACTGCCACCGAGCAAGCTGCTTCTAAAGGTTCGCCTGATACTGAAGGAGATAAGATGGTCGCAGAAGCTGTAGTCTACGAAATAGACTTTGGTGAAACAGATAAAGACGGCAACAAGAAGAAAAGAGAACTTACGCCTAATCAAATTAAATCTACATTCGAAAGGTATTCGGCACTCAACCATAAGAATGCAGTATATAAACCAATTACAGACGTAATTGACCAATACATGAGAGCCAATCCTGGTGTATCAACCAAACAAATAGCAGAACAACTGGCAAATATTTCAAAAGCAGGAGAGTCAAATCCTACAATGGGTAACACTCAAGGCGACAAGCCAGGCGTTTATGAGAAAGACACAGCATTAAAATCAGGCGATATGGAAGCGTCTCTCAAGAAATGGGAAGAAGACAACGCTGTTACATTACCACCTGGCTTTAGAGACATGATGAATATGTCTGCACAGGGAAACAGTAGTGTTAGTGCTATGCAACAAGAACTTGCACAGATGAAAAACATGTTACGTCAGGTCGTAGCACAAAGTGCAGGTGTGGCAGACGCAGCGAGAGCAGGCTACCAAACTGGTGAAAATGCACAGATACAGGCAGCAAAAACAACAATCGCAAATAATTTAGACAGAGTTCAACAAGCTTTAGGTCTGGCAGACGGAGACGCACAAGAGTTTCAGATGTTTGCAGCAGAACGTGGATATACAATGGAAGACTTTGCAGACCCACAGCTTACAATCAAAGTAATGACAGATTACAAAAACAACAAGTCATCGCCAGAGATGGCTAGACTTAGAGAAATCATGGGCAAAAGACAAGCGTTTACTGGTAGCGTAGGTCAAACTGCTAATGCAGGAGACGTGGCAAGCCCACAAGGAGATGCTCCTAACACCTTTGATAGATTTACAAATCAAGTAATGTCTAAGAAAGGATATAGTTAGAAAGCATAAAAGCACCCCTAGCAATACACTAATATTTCCTCTTGAACTAGACCCTCTTTTTAGAGGGTCTTTTTTTATAAGGGTAGACAGACGGATAATAATTATATAATAATAAAGTATCTCGCTACGGCTAGATATGAGATTAACGATGGCATTTCCGTGAAACTCGCTTAAAATTTTTAATTTGTTTTTAAGGAGAAACTAAAATGGCCCCTATTCAAGGCATGAGAGGGACAGGTGAGTTCAGTTCGGACTTCCGTCCTAAAAACTACAGAGAGTTATTTACTCTCTTAGAACCAAATGGTAACGCACCATTAAACGCTATGTTAGCAATGGGTTCATCAGAGCCAACAGACGACCCTGAGTACAAGAACTTCAGAGACGAGTTGCCTGACAGAACTATGACTGTTAATGGAGCAGTAAACTCAACGTCTACAGCATCAATAACAATAGATGCAGCAGACGACAATAAGTTTGCAATTAAAGGTGCAATCATTATTAACCAAACTACTGGTGAAGTTATGCAGGCAACTGCTGACACAACAGCTACAACTCTTGCTGTTACTCGTAACATTGGTGGTACTTCACATCAGATTGCAGATAATGCTGTACTGTTTGTGGCAGGATATGCCGCAGCTGAAGGTGCAACATCACCAACAGCAATCACATTTGATGCTACAGTAACCAACAACTTCACTCAGATTTTTAGAACTGCTTTCCAAGTATCTAATACTTTAGCAAGCACCTATCTAAGAACTGGTGATAAGATGGACGAAGCAATGACTAAGGCATTAAAATTACATATGTCTGACATCGAAAGAGCTATGTTCTTCGGCAACAAGCACGAAGCAAGTGGTTCAACTGCAAGTCCAACTAGATATACTGGTGGTTTAACTAACTCACTAACTAACGTGGTAGACTTGGCAACAAGTCACGCTACTTATGGTGGTGGTTCTGCAAATAATATGACTGAAGAAGGCTTAGATAAGCTTTTGATTTCTACTGTATTTAAGTATGGTTCAAAGCAAAAGATAGCTTTTGTCGGTGAAACATGTGCAGCTCTACTACAAAAAATAGGTAAGGCACGTTGGCAACCAACAGCGATAGAAGGTAGCTATGGCATCAACCTAACACAATACAGCACTTTCGCAGGTGACTTGATGGTACACTTACACCCACAGTTCCGTCAGTTAGCTCATATGAAAACTGCAATGGTTATTGTTGATTTCCCATATCTTGTTTATCGTTACCTAGAAGGTCGTGATACCCAACTCTTAGAGAATCGACAAGCAGTAGATGCCGATTCACAAAAGAGTGAATATTTAACTGAGTGTGGATTAGAACTCTTACAAGATAAAGTTCATGCTTATGTTAAGAACTGGGCAGGCACAGCCTAATAGGAGATTGATATTCCTACGATGTAAAAAGGGAGCATTTTATGTTCCCTTTTTATGTTTTTTTAGGGTATAATCATACACAGAGGTATAAAACAACCCACCTGGCGAGCTTTATACGAAGAAAAATTTGGAGAGATAAATGGCGAAAGCAAAAAAAGTAAGAGCTAGAAACGAAGACGGCACACTTAAAGCAGATGACCCAAGTACCCCAGATGTAAACGAAGCATGGGAGCAACCAAAGACTTCATCTTCATATGTTATATATGAAAGCAGAGAAAAAGAACCTTATATGTTTGAATGTGCAGATATTAGAAGCACAAGAAATGAAAGTTCTGGACGTTGCGAATGGAAAGTAGAAGCTTCAGATGCAGAAAGATTTGAAAAGCACCACTTCTTTTTAAATGGCAGAATAAAACGAAAGGCATAACATATGACATATTACCTACCAGACGGAAGAGTATGGACAGGCGACACACATACTATGACAGACGGAAGTGTTATGTCAGGAGCAACGCATACTTCCGAAAGCAAGAAACTTGTTACAGAGAAAAGTAATGCTAACCCCCACATAAAATCTGGCTACTCACCTTTGAGAACTTTATGCATGTCTGCACTTAGAAGATATGGTGAGTTTTCACCAGGCACTGTAGACGGAGACGTCCTTTTAATGTTTATAGAATTTGCAAACATGGTTATAGACGATATAAGAATGCACCCTTACGCACCTACTAAAAACGACACAGACAGTGCTGGCACAAATATTGTTGTACCAGTAACTTTTGATTACTATGAAGGTCTTGATGATGTTAGAGAAATAGATGACGTAATCATTGTACAAGGCATTCTTTACCATTATGCAATGCAACAAGGTAGTGAAAAGCTACAGTTTTATATGCCTATGTATCATAGAACTTTAAACCAACAGTTGTGGAGACGTCTAAACGGATACACAATTAGGTATAAAGAGAAGGAAGATTATGACAGGTCAGAGCCTTATGCTAATCTTGAACTACTTAATAGGAATACAAGTAGCAGTACAAGCACGTCTTATACTGGCAGTTCCAGTTAGAGGTTAGATGACAAGCCCTGTTAAATCGCCAGGTGGAGTAAAGATTAAAACTTTCCCATATGAAGACTTCCAAGGTTTGGATACGTCTCGTGACATTACGTCTCTTGATACAGGCAAACAACAACATCTTGCAAAACTAAACAATGCTACATGTGATTGGCGAGGACAGATAGTAAGAGAGCCGTCTGCCAAACTAAGAAAAGGTACAACAATCGTCAATCACGTT